CGCGAAGGGCCGCGCGCCGGACGGAACAGAGTCCCACCGTAAATACCTCGCTCCCGGCTACACGGAGCTGTTCCAGGTGTTCACGCAGAAAGAGAACGCAAAGGAAGCACTGGAACTCGCGACCAAAGTCGAATGCTGGCGCCTTGAATCCCATGAAACAAGGCGCGCCGAGCTTCAGAAAGCGCTTGCCCGCCTCGACCGGATCCAGGTCCCGCAAACCGTTCTTGCACGGATGATCGGCATGCCGCGCGCATCGCTCGTTGCCTATGCGGGCGGCAGATCCTCGGTCCCGCCCCGGATTCTGCTCAAAGTCCGGATCGCCGTCGAACGCCTGGAGAAGCTGTACGACTACCTCCATGACATCCTTCCGGCATGACGAATGACGCACCGAAACTGGATACAGGGTTGGCAGGGGCACAAAGGGGGAAGTATTATAATACTCCCCCTGTGCCCCACACCTGCCCCCAGCCTCAAAATATAAAATAGACGCCTCTAACTTTTGAGCGTGGGTGACGCACTTTTGAAATGTGTCACCAATGCGTCACCCGTTGTTTTCACGTTGTTCTCAACCCCCGTCCGTGCTTCGTCCGGAAATCCTCAATCTTCCGCTCCGAAAGCAGCTCCGCGACAACCTGGAGAATCTCCTTCTCCGCCAGGTCCTCCCCGGAAAACGGGTCTTTGATGTGCGCCGCCCCGATCGGACGGGCGGAATTCTTCGCTCTCCCGAAGGGACAGCCCTCCTGATAGGCGCTGTCGATCATCCGCACGATTTCGTCTTTCAGAATCACTTCCGCCGTGCCGCCGTCCACCCGGTAAAGCCTCCCCTCGCGGTTGTCAAGCGCGATCTTCAGCCCGCTTCTCCGGTAATTCCCTTTGGCGAGGACCAGTTCCAGCAGCCCGTCTGTCCGGTCCGGCTTCTGGTAATTCAGCTCCCAGCGGCAGCGGAATGCGCCCTCCCATGCCGTCGAACCCGAATACGCCGAACCGGACGCCGCGTTCTTTGCGGGATGCCCCACCACGACCAGCGTCACGCCCAGATCGGACGCGATGTTGCCAAGAAATCCCTTCACGAACCGCGACACCTGGCCGCGGTCATTCTCGTTGCCTCCGAAAATGTCCGACACTGTGTCCAGAATCAGTACGCCGCCCTCGGTTCCGAAGAATTTCCGCGCCCGTGATTTCAACTCGTGGAAAAATGGAGCGCGCTTCAAATTTCCGTTGCGGTCCGCCTCACAGAGCAGGCTGATTTTTGAGAAACGGCTCCACAGCGCGACAAGTCCGTCTTTCACGCTTCCCGCCCGGTCCCGGCGCATCTGCCAGCGGCGGAAAAGCTCCTCCTGCGTGTCTTCGCAGGAAACGTACAGGCATTTCGCGCCCCGCTTGACGGGAAATCCGAACCAGTCGCACCCGGTGGAGAGAGAGGCGATCAAGTCAAGAATCGACGCGGATTTCCCGCTCCCTCCGCGCCCGGAATACAGCACGCTGAAACCTTTGTCGGCGGAAAGCCAGCCGTCGATGAACCACTGGCGCTCCGGCACCTCCGCCTTCATCGCCTCCGCGCCGTCGACGGGCCCGTCGTCCGTGAACACAACATCCTCCTCGCCCGCATCCGGGAACAGCCGCGCGATGTTTCCCCGCGCCTCCCGGCTCTCCAATCCGAAGTCCGTCAGGTCCTCGTAAGCCGAGGACACGGTGGCGCGGATCTCCCTCTCGTCTTCCCGTGAATCCAGCTGGATCGCATCCTCCGCGTAGTCCGGATAGAGTTCCAGGAACGTTTCCCTGGTTACGCCGCGCTTGCACACTTCCCTCGCAAGCTGGAAAAGGCGGTCGTTGCGCTCGCCCTCCACGGCGGGCGGCCAGTTCAGCATCAGGCGTTTCGCGTCTTCGATTTTTTCCGGCGTGTCCGGTGTAACGCCGCAGTTCGTCAGCAGTCCCTTTTTCTCCGCGCCCGTTTCTGGCGCTTTCCAGAGCCCGTAGTCGTCGATAAACCACTGGGGCATATCTGCGATAGGGTCGGAGCTTTCGATCGCGTAAAGACCCTTTTCCGTTGAACTTCCGGGGATGACGACGTAGCCGCCGTTTGTCTTAATGTCCACACCGGGCAGAAAACGGTTTTTGCTGCGCAGTCCCGCCGCGCGGAAATACCGGTGCGTTCCCCCGCTCGGCGTTCTCACCGTGAACGTCGGCGGAAGCTCGCGCCCATGGAGAAACTCCCTCAGGGAATCCTCCCCGTCGATGACGGCGATGCTTCCGTCCGGCTGCCGGATCTCCTTTGCGACGTCGCAGTCGATGACAACAATGTCGGCTCTCCCCGCGGCGAACCCGAAATTGCAGTCCGGAAAGTCGTTCATCCACTCCCTGATCTGCTCCGGATCTGTCGTTGCCCGGTTCTCCCAGTCCCCGATCAGCGGCGTCTTCTTTTTTGCCGAAACCGGGAAAACAGGCCCGATCTCCTGTGCAAATTGAATCGGATTCATATCTCTCCTCCCGTCTCTTCGCGCCAGATGCGCTCCGCAAGGAATCCCATGGCGGCAGCGTCCGCGGCGTACAGCGCCACTTCGCGGCCGAGACGCTTTTCGATCCAGAGTTTTATCGCTCTTTTCCGCTCTGCTTTGTCTTTCGGAAGACGGAAACCGAGCATTCTTTGCCACTTCTGCGGCCGGATCTCGATGCAGGGAATTCCGGCGGCGGCAAGAAGCGCCTGCCACTGACCGTAATTCTGCCCGAAGGCGAACGCGGCGGACGGCGCGTCGTGCGGCATTGCGCCGACCTGTTCCAGAACAGCCCGGTCCGCCCGGAACGCCGTCAGAGCGTTCCTCATCTCCTGGATGGTGCACGGGCATTTTTCGTACTGCCCGTTTATAAACATCGCCCCGTTTTTGCCGGGGTCAATCGCAAGATAGGTCATTTGCAGTCTCCTTTGGTTAGCGGGCTGTCAAGCCACTCTTTCAGCCTGCGCCGGTCGGACGTCCTGACGTCCTCCGGAAGCTCGAATTTGCCAGCGAGATCTTTCACCGTGTGGGCAATGGCGCTTGTCGCAAGTTCGTGCAGCTCTGCCGCCAGTTCCTCGTTATTCAGGGACCGCAGCCAGTCGCCGTTCGTTTTCGGACCCACTTCAACGAAAATTACGTCTCTGCCGTCGGCACGTGTCTCCGGGGAGCAAGGAACCATGGAACAGATCTCGTAGTGGAAAAATGCACATCTGCTACATACGTTGCCGGGAGCGGCAATATACCGTTTTCCGTTCAGTTCAAACTCATTGTCGTTGTTCATTTTGCAAAGCCCTCCGGGTACAGGAAATTCAGGAATTCCCGGTCCCTGTTGAATCGCCGGATGAAGTATTGAAGCCCCTTCGCCGTCACCTGTGTAACGTCGCGGCGGAGGGTTCCGTCGACGCGGATCCCGATGGAGAGAATCCCCGTTTCGATGCACCGCTGAACGGGAAGCCCGCGCTGCGATCCGCCCTTGTGCAGATAACCGCGATCCAGCAGATAGCAGTAAAAACGGTTCTGTCCGAGTTCGATTCCGGTCGCCTCGCGGATCAGCTTTGCGGCCTCTCCGATCGACATGCCGTTCTGCGTCGCAAGAAGATCCTTTGCGAATTTCACGCTCGGCGCGTCCTCCTCGATCTGCTTTTCCAGCTTCTCGATGAGGGCTTTGCTTTCGGTGAGCTGGCGGTGAATGATCGAAAACGCTTTCGCCACGATCAGGCTCTCTTCCTCCGGCTCCGCGGCAACCTCGTACTTCCCGGTCCTGCGGATGGAGGGAAGAACCTCCGATGTGATCCATTTGCGGAATCGCCGGGCATTCGGTTTGTTCGACCGGATCACCAGCGCGTAAAGCCCCGATTCGCTGATGACGGTCGATTCCTGCGCACCGCCAAGGGTGTAAACTTTTCTTACACCCTTTTCATCCTCATCTAAAGAGCTTATGGCAACTCTTGAATTTGACAGTCCGAGTGCGTCACAAATGTCCTTCGCGACGAACCAGATTGTGCTTCCGATTGTAACGGTTCTGATTTTCGCAGAGCCCTCAAAGCTGAAGACCTGCACGGCATTTTTCGTGTTGTTCATATTGTCCTCCGTGTTAAGTTGTTATTGCTCGTTGTGTTCCTTGCTGGCGAGCAGCTGTTGCCAGGACTGCCCTTTTCTGTATCCGAAGACGAGGTCAATCCGTGTGAGGTTTATGCCCTTTTGCAGGAGCAGAGGCTCAAGCTGTATCGCGAGTTCAGGTGATGGACGGCGTTTCCCCGTCATTACATGGCTAAGGTGCGCCTGCTTAACTCCAGCTTTACGGCAGAGCCATGCCTGCAAGTTCTTAAAACGTGTTTCCATAGGACCTCCTTAATCTTTAGTGTCATATACAACTAATATAATATAATATTCGTTTAAGGAATATCAAGAGGTTGCTCTGAGAAATACTAAAAGTTGTTGAAATTACACTTACTTCAATGTATTGTAATATAGGCCAAAACAAGGAGGTTGACATGGATAAGGAAGCGCGTAACACGGAAGACTGGAGAGTTATCAGTGCACGAATTGGAGAAACTATTCAGCGGGCTCTTCAGGAAAAAAAAAGATGACGGTACAGGCATTCGCGAGAGAAATGGGGTTTTCGCAGCCGGCGGTAAGCAGTGTTCTTAACCCAAAAATCCCAAATAGATGTTGGTCTGGTCCAATGCTATTGGCTGCCGCGAGAACCCTAGGCATTAAGGTCTCGGACATTTTTCACGCGGTGGAAAGTGAGCAAAATACAGACGATTTTCTCGTGTGGGTGCTGCTGGGGAACTACCCTCCTCACTCAGATGAGAGACTTGCGGGGCTGATTAGGTGGTGCGCACCAGAGGGAACGTCGGAGGATGTCAAGAAGACATTTTACACAGTAGAGATGATGGATATGGCTTTTGGCGATCTAGTCAAAGGATACCGCGATGGACAGATTAGTGACTCGCAGATGCTCGGCCTGTTTCGGGCGGCCATGGACGCAGATGAGGGCAATACCAACTTATGGGCCGCTTTGAAGAAGTATCGAAAATCTGCCAGAGACAGCTTTTCGGGCTAATTACCCGCAGTGGAGCCAGAAAACTGGCTCCTTTTTTGCGTTATTAATACTATTTGTAATTATTTTTTCGGGTATATTTCGTTTTTTAGTTTGCAAAAATATTTTTTAGGTTTATATTCCTAAAAAAAGAATATAAAACTTTAAGGGGTAATAAATGAATCACCTGCGAGATTACCAAAGAGCCGCTGTTGAGCGAATGCTGTCCATGAAGGGCAACATCCTTCTGGCGGACGAGCCGGGACTCGGAAAGACAATCACGACGATTGCGTACATTAACGCGATGCGCTTCCGTCAAGTCATCATTGTCTGCCCGGCGTCCCTCCGGCTGAACTGGCAGGCGGAGCTGAACCGCTGGCTGGACTATCGTCCGGACGTCGCCGTCCTCTCTTATGAGGCCCTGGTGAAGCATCCGGTCTCCGCCGCGTCGCAGCCGGATCGCCTGATCGTGTTCGACGAGGCCCATTACCTGAAGAATCCGAAAGCGAAGCGCACGAAAGCGGCGCTGAAGCTGAAGCATGATAAGATTCTCTTTCTGACCGGCACTCCGGTCGTCAACCGCCCGATCGACTTGTACCCGATCCTCGCGCTCTCCGGCGCAAAGCTCACGAGAATGGAATACGGAAAGTACTTCTGTGCGGGAAAACTCGTCCAGGTCGGCTGGCGGCCAAGCCGGTGGGTGTGGGACTTTTCGGGTGCGTCGAACGTGGAAGAACTGAACGCCGCGCTCCGGGAGCATCTCATGATCCGCCGGACAAAAGCGGAAGTTCTGTCGGAGCTCCCGTCCAAGGTGCGTCAGGTGATGGAGCTTGATGTTCCGAATGGCGAGAGCCCCGGCTTGCAGCGGGTCCTCACAGCGGCATACAACAGCTTCACGGGAGCCGCCGGAGAGATCGGGGAAGAGAAGGTCGACTTCGAGGAGCTCTCCAGCGCGCGGAAAGAACTCGGTGAACTGAAACTTCCTTACGTTGTCAGCTACTTGAAAGATACGCTTCTGGAGGAAGTGGACAAGGTCGTCGTCTTTGCGTACCACAAAGAGATCATTGACAAGTTGTGTGACGCCCTGAAATCCTTTACTCCGGTTAAATTGTATGGCGGCATGTCTGATTTTCAAAAAAATGAATCGGTTGTCCGATTCCAGTCCGATCCGTCGGTCCGTGTCTTCATCGGTCAGATCACAGCGGCGGGAACGGGCTTAACCCTGACCGCGGCGAGCACGGTTCTCTTCGCGGAGCTTGACTGGGTTCCCGGCAACGTCACGCAGGCGGAGGACCGCTGCCACCGGATGGGACAGCGCGACACCGTTCGTATCGTACATCTTGTCCTGCGGAATTCGGTAGACGGGCGGATGGTCCGCGCGCTTGTTGACAAACAGAATACGATCGAAAGGATCACCAAATGAAGCTCTTTATGATGTGGTGCGCCGGATTCACAACCGGCGCGGGATTCGGCCTCATCGCGGCTCTGTGGATCAGGGCCGCTCAATTAACAACCCATTAATACGGAGGTGTAGGTATGGGTATCGAAGATCTGCTGGGGCGCATCGCCGATGCGCTGGTCGAGGGAAATGAAATCAATCAGAAACGGCTGGAGCTTTGCGAGGAGATGCTGGCGATTCAGAAGGAGCAGAAGTCGAAAGCGCCGAGAACCAAAGCCGCCAAACCGTTGAAGTCCGCCGCCGTCCCGGAAGCCGCTCCGCAGGAGACGTCCGCGGAATCTGTGGCGAAGGAGGTTGCTCCGCAGGATGCACCCGTGGAGCCCGCGCCGGAAGCACAAACTGCTCAGGCGGAACCGTCCGCGGAGCGGACCTTTGAGACGTTTGAGTCTCTTGCGGAACTCCGCGCGGCATGTCAGGCTCTTCTTTTTGACCCCGAAGGAGTCACAGACGCCGAATGTGCCGCCGCTCACGGAGTCTACTCTCGCTATGGCCGCTGCCTTGAAGAGATCCCCCAAGAAAGATGGGGCGAATTCTACCACGACTTGAAAAAGGCGTTTGAGGAGGCGCGCGCGAATGGCTGAGGAAACGAAACATTCCAGCATCGGGGCGTCGAGCGCGTACCGGTGGATGATGTGCCCCGGCTCCGTCCGCCTCTGCGCAACGGTTCCGAAACGCACGACGGGCTACGCTTCGGAGGGAACGGCGGCGCATGAACTCTGCGAGCGCTGCCTCCGGGACGGCAGCGAGCCGGCGGAACACTTCGGCGAAGTAATCACCGCCGACGGCTCCGGATTCACCGTTGATGAGAAAATGGTGGCGGCGGTTACGGTCTACGTCGATAAAGTCCGCGGCGACCTCGCAAAATTTGGAGGAAGACTCAATGTCGAAAAGTCCTTCGATCTCTCGTGGCTGTATCCGGGCATGTTCGGTCGCAACGACGCCAGCATCGAACCGGACGGGTTATTCGGCGTACTGCGCGTCTACGACTACAAGAACGGCAAGAAGCCCGTCGTCGCCAAGGACAACTCCCAGTGCATGTACTACGCTCTGGGCGCGCTGGGCGAAGCGAATCCTTGCTGCGTGGACAGCGTGGAGATCACGATCGTGCAGCCGAACTGCTGGGGCAAAGACCCGGTCGACGGGTGGACCGTCTCCACGCGTGACCTCTACGCATGGGGAAGAGACGTCCTGCTTTCCGCCGCAAAAGCGACCGAAGCTCCCGACGCCCCTCTTCGTTCCGGGGATCACTGTACGTTCTGCGCCGCCATCGGCATCTGCCCGAAGCGGCGGGAGGAAGTCCTCGCGCTCCTGCCGGAAGCAAAGAAAAACCAAATCGTCCTCCCGGCGGTGGAGGCGCTGACTCCGGAGCAGATCGGAAAGATGTCCTCGTTCTTCTCCGGAGAAGCCTTCGAGACCTGGCGGAAAGGAATCCAGCTCCGCGAGCTGGAGCTTCTCCAGTCCGGTGTCGACGTGCCCGGCCGCGCGCTCCGGGAAAAGAGGACACTGGGCAATCGCGCCTGGGCGAGCGAGGCGGAAGTCCTCAAGGCCGTGGAACCGTACAAGGTTGACATGTACGTCCAGAAGCTCAAGTCTCCGGCGCAGTTGGAGCAAGACTTGACGGCTCTGAAGGTCCCTAAGAAGGAGCGCGAGGAGCTCGTTGCGCCGCTGGTCACGCGCGAGGAATCCGTAAAAACCGTGGTCGTCGATTCCGACGGCGAAGAACGGAAAGAAAAACGTAAAAAAGTAATCAGCCTGTTTTAACAAAAGGAGAAAAGAAAATGGCAGACAATTATGAAATGATTCTCACCCCCGAATTCCGTCTCAGCTTCCCCGTGCTCAAGGAAGCAAAAGCCTTTGAAGACAAGGGGGAGCCGAAGTTCTCGGTGACTATGATCTTTCCGAAGAGCGCCGACATCTCGGAGCTCAAGCGTACTGTCTCGGAGGCGATCCGGAAGAAATGGCCGAAAGTCGCGACGCCGGAAGATGTGGCGAAAGCGCGGATCCGCAATCCGATTCTGGACGGCGACGAGCGCGTGGACGACTGGGGCGAGGCCTACCGGAACTCCGTCTTCCTCAGGGCCAGTACGACGATCCGCCCGGACACACTTGACAAGTACCGCGAGCCTCTTGACCCGGACGAATTTTATGCCGGGTGCTACTGCCGTGCGGTGGTCCACGCCTTCGCCTATGACACGAAGGGTAACCGGGGAGTCTCAATCGGCATTGACGGCATTCAGTTCGTCCGCGACGGCGAGCCCCTCGGCAACCGCGCGGCGGTGAAAGGCCTCTTCCCCGGCGAAGAGAAACCGGAGGACGCTCCGAAAAAAGCGGCCGATCTGTTCTGAGGAGGTGCGCCATGAGTGAGAGAACAGACGCACACTACGACCCGGAAAAAGGAACCATTAAAGACGCAAACGGCGTCGTTCGGGATGTCCACTTCAGCCTTCCGGATGACGTTCAGAAGGAACTGGATGCCAAACTTGGAGACCTGCACGCGTTCTGCGTCGAGCACGCCATTCCCTACCGTGCGGCTTATGTGGTCGCCCATGCGAAAAAAAACATGGACGTCCGGCTCAGGGGAATCCACTTGGGAGCCCGGACACCGGCTCCATTCGTGCGGGCGTGCAGTGTATTCGAGCGAACGCTGCGCGGAGAGTCCGTCCTTGACGAAGCAATGGGCGAGGTGCTCGCTGCGCTGGCATCCGGGAAGCAGGATTGATCTTACGGGCAGGAAAGTGTCCCTTCACAGGCGGAGCTTGGTGATTCTACTCCGCCGAGCCTAACGGTGCTTGGTCTCCCGCACCGGCAACACTTTCAGGAGACCGCAATTTTACGGAGGATGGAAATGAAAAAACTTACAATAGACTTTGAGACGCGGAGCTGCGCCGACCTGAAAAAGTTCGGTGCGGCGAGGTACGCGCAGGACCCGACGACGGAAGTGATCTGCCTCGCGCTGAAGTGGCACGGACAGGACCCCGTCCTCTGGTACAGCCCGAACTTCCGCTCCGGAGTCCGGTCCGTGTCCGATGACACGGTGAAACAGATGATCTCCGAGGCGGACATACTGGAAGCCCACAATGCCGGGTTCGAGGTCTTCATCTGGAAATACGTCATGCCGCGGTACGGCTTTGCGATGTTCGACGTAAAGAAGCTGCGCTGCTCTCTGGCCAAAGCCGCCATGTACGGACTCCCCCGTTCGCTGGAGCAGGCCTGCGAAGCGCTCGGAGTTGCGCAGCAGAAGGACAAGGAAGGCAGCCGCTTGATGATGCGCCTGTGCAAGCCGCGCCGCGCGCTGAAGCAGGATAAGCTGAACGATCCCGACTGGGAGACGCGCACATACTGGTACGGCACTCCGGAAGAGTTTGCACGCCTGGGAGAATACTGTATGCAGGACGTGCGGGCGGAAGAGTCTCTTTCCTCCCGGCTCCCGGATCTCCCGGAGGCGGAACAGAAAGTCTGGCAGCTGGACCTCGCGATCAACGATCGCGGCGTGCGTGTCGACGCGGAGGCCGCTCAGGCGGTTCTGGACTGCATCAATACGCATTCGGGGAAGCTGGCAATGGAGTTCGCGCGGATAACGGGCCTCTCGTCTCCGGCGCAGAGAGACGCCACGCTCCGCTGCCTGCTTGCCCTCGGCGTCCAGATGGAGGGGCTCCGCGCGAAAGACGTGGAGGACGCGCTCGCCACGACGGAGAATCAGATGGCAAAGCGGATTCTGGAGATCCGGCAATCTCTCTCCAAAACCTCAACCGCCAAGTACACAACGCTGCTCGGAGCGAAGATGGCGGATGAACGGCTTCGCGGCATGTTTATGTATCACGGCGCCGGAACAGGACGCTGGACGGGCAGGATCGTTCAGCTCCAGAATCTTCCGCGCGGCACGTTCCCGGATGTGGACTGGGCGATTGAGCTTTTCCGGAATCATAACCTGGACATGCTCTCCATGTTCTATGGAGACGTAACGCCCGCGGCCGCCACCTGCCTGCGCGGAATGCTGATCCCCGCGGAGGGACACGACTTCGTCTGCGCGGACTATTCTTCCATCGAGGGCCGCGTACTCGCATGGCTGGCGGGGGAGGAAAGCGCCCTTGACGTGTACCGTTCCGGCCGCGATCCCTACAAGGTCGCAGCGGCGGCGATCTATCATACCTCGTACGATGACGTCACGAAGGCGCAGCGCCAGCGCGGCAAGGTCGCTGAACTCGCCTGTGGCTACCAAGGCTCGGTTAACGCATTCAACGCAATGGCGGTGAACTACGGCGTCAATCTCCCGGAGGACGAAGTCCGGGAAATCGTGGGGAAATGGCGCGACTCCCGCCCGGTCACGGTGCGGTTCTGGTACAGCCTGGAAAAAGCGTGCACCCGCGCGGTGGAAGAGCCGGGGAGCGTGTGGACGTGCGGTAAAATCCGGTTCAAGGTTTCAGACGGATTTCTCAAAATGCGCCTCCCGTCCGGCCGCGTACTCTGGTACGCAAGCCCACGCATCGCCCTGAAAGAGATGAGCTGGGGCGAACAGAAAGCGGTCGTGGCGTTCGACGGCGTGGACTCGAAAACGCGGAAATGGGGACAGCAGTATCTCTACGGCGGTCTCCTCGCGGAGAATGCGACGCAGGCAACGGCGCGCGATCTTCTCGTGAACGGGATGTTTGCCGTGGAGGCGGCGGGGTACCCCATTGTGCTCCACGTCCACGACGAACTGGTCGCGGAAGTTCCGGAGGGCTTCGGCTCGGTCGGAGAATTTGAAAAACTGATGTGCCGCCTTCCGGACTGGGGAAAGGACATCCCGGTCAAAGCCGAAGGCTGGCGTGGTAAAAGGTATAAAAAATGAGTACAAACACAAAAGAGCATGTCCGCTGTCTCTGCTGCGGAGGACCGATCCCGCCGGGCAGAAGAGGAAACGCGCGGTACTGCTCCCGGCATTGCGCCGCGGAAGCGCGGAACACCCGGCACATGGAGAGACAACCTCTTCAGGCATGCGTGATCTGTGGAAAGTTATTCCGCCCCAGGCGCGATAAAAATCAGAGGGCCTGCTCGCTCGCCTGCGGGTACAAACTGGTCAGCCGGAATACGTCGAACCGGAAATCGCACAATGAGGTGATCGGGACAATCTCCGGTTGGCCCGATGTGTTCCGGGTCGCGAAAGCGTACCACCCGGAGCGCTTCGCCGAACTCAACGCGGACCGTCCGGAGTTCCAGCGGAACGTGATCCGGAAGTTCGATTCGGCGGTCGTTCCCGGAGAGAAGAACGACATTTACGCATGGTTTTACAACCATGTGCTGTACCCGGACGACCCGCTTGCGCAGGCGATTGCCGACGGAATCCGGATGGCGCATGCGATCCGGAGCGCCAATGGAGTGGATTTCATTAAAAACGAAAAAGAACAAGGAAACAGAAGCTATGGAAACAAACAGTATTAACGACGCCGTGAATCATCCGCGGCACTACACGGAGGGCTTCGCCCCCGTCACCATCGAATGTATCGACATCACGCGGCACATGCCGTTCACGGTCGGCAACGCATTCAAGTACGTCTGGCGTGCCGGCAAAAAAGGCGGTCCGGAGAAAACCCTGGAGGATCTGCGGAAGGCGCTCTGGTATATTCGGGACGCGGTTCAGAATGAATGCATTGCGGACTACCCCGCCGCGTTCGCCGTTTTCAGTCTGATTCCGAAAGAGGATACGTTCCGGTGGCGTGCGTTGCACCACCTGGCAAACAGGCTCCCCTGTGCTGCGGAACGTACTATCGAAGAATGGATCGAGGAGGTGGAAAATGATTAAGACCTGTACCCCGTCCGAGATCAAGGCGTTCAGCAGCTTTGCCGCCGGAATCTTCAAGCACAACGCGAAGTCCAGGGAGGCGCGGAGAGTCCTGTCTTTCCTGTACAGCGACGGGGAAGATCTGTTCGCAGGCTCCGGCAGAATGCTGGTCTTTGCCCCGACGGACCTGCCAAGGGGGCTGTACCGTCCTCTGATGGACCGTGGGAAGCTCTGCCCCGTTCCTGCGGAAGGAGACGACGCCATTCTGATCCCTGTCAATTTCCGCAGCGTCGTACCGGATCCCGACCGGGCTTTATTCCGCATGGAATTCGATGCTGGCGGTGCGGAAGCAAGCGTCCTTGCATTGCAGCTGTACCTGCTCGCCACTGGACAGAGGTACTGCCTCGCGGACGACGTTGTTGCTGAAATTGTGAAGTCCGGTCTGGCTTACCGCGCCGCAATTTGTCCTGGAGGCGTGACTCTGCTTTCATCGGGAGCGGTTTCCATCGTTATGGTGCCGATGCGTATCATCCCCACCCTTCCGAAGCAGAGACTTGACTGTGTGGTCCGCGCTCTCGCCGGAAAAGTGCCCGCGCTGTATTCGGAACCGGAGGCGGCGAATGGTCCGGTGCGATGATTGCGGTACGGTCTATGAGGACGAACGCCGCCGCTGTCCCTACTGCGGAATCAGGAACCCGGACGCCGACGACCCGGACGATGAGGGCGTTGACGGCGAAGAAGAGTACGAGGATTGAATGAACCAACGGAAGCGCTGCAAGTCCTGCGGAAAAAACTTTGCTCTTCCGGCGATGCTGTGGCGGGGAGCGGAAAGCGGCCTGTGCCCGGACTGCTGGGTGAAGCACCGGAACGCACAGCACCCTCTCTGCCTGGATGGGGACTACGGCGCGCTGGGCCTGCGGACGCTTCTGCTTGCTCTGACACGGTGGAAAGCCTGGTCGGACGGAACGGTGCGGATCGGCCGCAGCGTCATCAAAAGCGGAACCGAGCTTCCGGAGAGGACGAAACGGAAATTGACAAGGAAAGCGAGTCGGCCGAGAATGCTGAAAATACAGAAATTGAATTTAGAGGAGGAAACGAGATGAAAGTACCGGATCACATTGTGACGGCGGTGAATGCGCTTCTCGCACCCTACGGGGAAACGTACGTTCCGGGCGAACGGTCAGAGACCGCCGCGGGCTATAAGAGCGTAAACGACGCTTGCCGGCATCTGGGAGTGTCGAAAAGCTCTCTGTACAAGCTGATTTGGGCGGGAGCGATCCACCCGATCAAGCTGACCAAAGGCGCCCGGAACGGCAAAGTGGTTTTTGCCGTTGCCGATCTGGAAGCCTACATTGCTTCCTGCCGGGCGTAACGCCCTCAGCCTTTATCGACGGGAGTCCTTTCCGGGCTCCCGTTTTTTGTGTAACTTTTGTGCAACTCGGCATTGACTTTTCTATTAGTCCACGGTATATTATAGTAGTGTTTGGGACGAGTCGTTTGAGCTCAACTCCCGAGAATTACACTCGTTGGCGCAGGCTGTTAACCACTTGGTCGCTGGTTCGAATCCAGCTGCCGGAGCCATTTTTGTGTAACTTTTGTGAGACGTAGCCCTGACTGACCTCCCAGTCGTACATAGTAATCCACAGTAGATTATAGGGAGTCTCACAAATGTCTGTATCACTTCGCGGAACCAGGTTCCATTACCGCTTCCAACTCGCAGGAAAAGATTATTCAGGTCCATGCCCCGGATGCACAGTCCCGCCGGACGCCACTCCAAAGATGATGGAGGCGCTTCGGCAGAAAGCCCGCAAAATCGAAACGGAAATCCGCACAAAAGTCGCACAGGAGATCAGCGAGCGGGAAAAAACTGAAGCCGAAATCCGGCGGAATAAAACAGTCCGCGCACTGGTTGAGAACTACAAGTACGAATTGACCGGAGGATCACCGATCCGGCTCGGCGACGCCTACCCTCTTGCGGCGGCCAAACCCGCCAAACGTCCGAGCCAGTCGCACTATGCCTCGCAAAAAGTACGCTACTGGAATGACTTCTCCGCTTTCATGGCGGCGGAATTCCCTGAGACCGAAAGCCTCGCTTCCGTCCGCCGGACACACTGCGAAGCCTATGTGAAGTATCTCTCCGACAACGGACGCTTCGTGAAAGAAGTCAGGTACCAGGTTCAAAGAAAGCGGGGCAAGCGGAAAAGCATCGCCTACGACCGGGAATACGGGATCTCGCCGAAAACGATCAAAGAGATCGTCGGCGTCTGCAAATGGGTCTTCTCCCGGCTGGAGGAAGACGCCGGACTTGTCCACAACCCCTGGAACGGAGTTGTGCTCCCGCTTCATAAACCTGTTGCGCGGGAAGTATTTACGCCGCATGAGCTCCGTCTCATCTGGAACGGCATCCAGGATAACGCATTCTGCCGCCCGCTGTTCATCGTCGCGGCAAACAGCGGCATGACGGAGGGCGACATCTGCACCCTGAAATGGGAGGAAATCGACTGGGCGAGCAGCTACATCCGTCGGATCCGGCGGAAAACCGGAACGGAGATCAAGCTGCCTCTTCTCCCGGAGCTCGCGTCTTTCCTGGCTTCGCAGGCACGGGGAAGCGACTATGTATTTCCGGAGCTTGCGGAGATGTACCTGCGGCAGCCCTCCTGCGTGTCCGAAAGAGTCAAAGCGTTTCTTGACGGACTGGGCATAAAGACGACTGTCGAGGTTCCCGGCCGCCGCGCCGTCTCCGTGAAAGACCTCCATTCCATGCGCCACGTTTTCTGTTACCGGGCGAAGCGGGCGGGAATTCCGGAAAGCATCATTAAAAAGTTTGTCGGCCACGCAGTGCTTGCAATGACGGAACATTACGCGGATCACGATACGGACGAGGAACTCCGTGCCGAAATCCAAAAGCTCCGCCCTCTCTTTGTCGGGGAAGCCGGAGACGCCGAAGAAGAAACCGGCATCCGGAGAAAACTTGCGGAGCTTGCATACTCGCTTCCGCTGGAGTCCGTGAAAGCGCTTTTGTCGAATACGGGAAAGCTGCTGTGCGGATGACGCTCAATTATTTCTCTTCGGCTTCTCCGGCATTTTTGCCGTCCCTGAAGAATGGCGCTTACCCAGAAATGCGACCGCGAGTGTACTGATGGCCGCAGTCGCGATAATACCGCCGGCCCATGGTGAGCCGTGCGTCGCAACATAGCCGCCGCCGATAACGCCGGATACTCCGATAAAACACCCGAAGAGCTGACCGGACCAGCGCTCGATGAAGATTAACGTATTGCAACGGTGCGTTTCCTTGCGCCGGAAGTCCGCTTCCTTCTCCATCTGGTCCAAAACCCAGGGAATCGCCTCCGGATAAATACTCTTCAGCTCTTTGAAGTCCTGAACCGGAAGATGCGGCGTATCCGATTCATGGGCCTGAAATGCAACGGCGATATTATCGCCCTGCTTTTGAATGACCGCGCGTTCCTCTTTTGGCATGCCGGAACTCCTCTGTACTTCGTTTTGCGTCCTTGCAGACGGCGGCAATATCGCTTTTCAGGTTCTGGTAATCCTGCCGGAAACCGCCTCCTCCATTCTGGTACGGGGACGTTTCAAAAGTCGGGATTTCCACAAAAACAGAGCCGACTCCCGCAAGAATTCTTTTCGCTATTCCAGTCATAAGCCACCTCCGTATTTAAGGCTTTACAGATAGCATACCATACTATACACGACTATGGACAGCTTGTCAAGAAGCAAGTTCCGGAATCTCGGAACTTGACTGTTGAACCTCTTTCGTGTTTTTCGTGTATTTCGTGGTTTTCCCCCACTACCCCCTGTTCCCCTTGATTCCGGCAATGTCCTCCGAATTCTTTCTGACATTTTCCCAGATGTTCTGAATCTCCTCGTACTGCTGACGCATTTTCTCCGAGCAGGTCGTGCGCGGCATGTACTCGCACAGATGATCGGAAACCCGTTCCAGCTTGTTCAGGATGAATCCCATGACTCCGATGCAGATTACCTGCAGAAGCCCCACCAGCAGCGACACAATCGCGATTGCCCATTCCGTCGTCATTGCACTCTCCCTCCCTGATGCCACGAATCCCCGCCGAACAGCCGTACTCCCCAGTACGCTCTCCGGGCAAAACGCTCCGGCATTCCGTCCTCAACCAAAAGCTCACGGAACAGCTGGTCAGCTTCCGCTTTGGTCCATCCGTCCGGATGAGTCCGATAAATCCAGTCATGCACGAACGCCGCACGCATCGCCCGCGTATCGCCCGGCGGGAAAACCCATCGCCAGAAGAATCGGGGAACGGAAGCACCGTCGCTTCGGAATTCGTAAGGAACCGTGACGCTTTTTCCGTGCCACTCAACCGTCAAACCGCCCGGCTCCCGCAGGACATAGACGTTTCCCTGTTCATCCTCTTTCAGTATGTCAACAAGCATGATAAGCTCTCCTCATGTGTTATGCCACCACCGGCGAAAATTCACCCGCGAGCGAAAGAATCCCGCTTTCGTCCAGCGCCGAATCGTAAATCCGCGCCGCCGCGATGTGCCCGCTGAAGTAGTCGCCCCATTGGTAGGAGCCGCCGATTGCGCCATTGTACAAGGACATGTACCGCCCCGCGCGATCCTGCTTGCTGACCAGCGCCCCGTCAACGTAAATCCGGCTGTACGTCGCGTCCCAGGTAATGGCGTAATGGTGCCACGCCGTCGCGCTTTTTCCCGGCGGCAGATCGCAGCCGTGATCGTAGCCGCACCCGCCGACGTCCGTTACGCGGTTTTCCGACAGATGAACCGTACATCCGCCGCCCTCCGCGGCGAGATTGCCGTAGCCGAACACGTGCGCCGCGCTCGATCCCGCATCCATCTTCGCCCAGCACGATACCGTAAACGGAGCCCGCCCCGACGGAAGCCCGTCTTTCGGAAACGCCAGAATCGTTCTGCCGCTGTCGAAGTGAAGACATGGAATTCCGTCCACCGTCGCCTCTTCCGGAGTCGGACCCTCTTTCACCGTCAGAGCCTGTCCGGACTCGGCGGTCTCTCTGCTCGCACTCAGCGAGGCGTAGAACACCGCGCCTTCCGGGACAACTCCTTGCTTATGATACAGAATGCTGACCTGCACCGTCGCATCCGCGTTGTAGCTCTCCCCCGCAACCGGAGTAAACCGTTCGCCATAAGCAAGCCCGGTTGTCACTTCGTCCGATTTGACATATCCCGTCTCCGACCACTCCCATTTCTGCCCGCTCCACGTTCCCGCCTCTGCGCTTACTGCGGTACAGTAGTAGAACTCCGCACTGACTTGCTCCGCCCCGCCACCGCCGGACCCGCTGACTTCAACCGGAAACACCAACCCGCTATCTAAGTCAATGGCAACCCCGCCGTTCTGTACCAAATTCATATCACGCCTCCCCTGTCACGGCGGAGTCGCCAGACGAAGCCGGAGCCGTTACGCGGAAGATTGGAGCCTTTCCCGCATCGTATTGAATGTAAGTGACTCCCTCCGCCGTCTCCGTGCGGTACGGCCGCCGTGTGACCGGCAACCCGTACCCGGCGCATCCCTGCGCCCGCCCGAACGCGTCCACGAATCCCACACCCGGAACCGGATCGTTCGCCGGAACATAAACCAGCCCCGCGCGGTCTTCCCATTCCCCAACCGAAACTCCCGTCATAATCGTCGCCATCTTCAAATCTCCTCTTTATCTTATTCGGCACCCGCAAGATACGCCGCAGCTTCTTCATTCAGCTCCCGGATCGTGTACGGCGGCACCCCGACCGCTTCCGTCGTCAGATCGATCGCCGCCAGCGCCTCCGCCGTCTCCGCCGCCGCGACCGCATCCTTAACCTCATAATACCGCGCCCAAAGCCCCATCACCCACATCTGCACGGCTTTGCCTTTTTCGGAGCCGTAAGCCGCGCAGGTCGTGGCGAGCGTCAAATCCTCCGCGTCAACATACTTTGTCTGATGCGCCTTGTAATTACTCCACAGCAGGCTGTACGCTTCTTCCTTGCGCTCGGCAAGCGGCTTCTGCGGCGCATGCCCGGCAAGATACCATCCCCCGGTCTCCGACTGCTCCACATCCTGAAGCGCCATCCCCTGCTCGTCATAGTACTCCCCGACCGTCACCGTGACAGTTTCGTAGTACTCCTTCCCGGTCTCTTCATCGGTCCGAATTTCCTCCCTTACCGTGAATACATCCTCCGGATTCCCAAGCCCGACAATGCACGCTTTCGTCTCTTCGTCAATTACTTTTGCATACGCGTTCATATCTCCTCCTTATGCGTTCGGATAAAAAATCATTACCCTCTCTCTAACCAATTTCGTGTATTCTTGTCCTCCGTAGCCATTCGGGCGTAGGAGGAAGCCGTCAGGCGACGGAGGATAACCAATCTTACGCGTTTGGATAGAAAATCATTTTCCGGACTCTTGCGCTGATTTCGGTGGGCTCGTAACTGTCGGGGCTGCTCACGGTCGCCGACTCGATCCGGTCGCCAACCCGGACCGGTCCGAAGTACTCCGGTTTGTTCCGCTCCTCGTAATACCGCGAAACCATTTTCCCGTTGATCCAGAGCGCCTGATTGGTTGCGTCCTGCGTCACGAAAAGCCAGCCGTTGACGTCCGAAGTCCATCCGGAATTATACGAAGAAGTTACATCAACCGCCGCGCCGAAATTCGGATACCCCGGCGCCCTCGAAGCCCTCGACGCAATCTGACTCTGCACCCAGTCGCACCGCGCGATCTCCGTCGGACGCCCGTTGCACACGCTGAGCCACGAACTGCTGCTGCCGTCGGACTCATGCGATATACCCAGCGAACCAACGTTGTTTCCTGCCGCGTCGTAAACGATCATCACCGCCGCCCGCACTCCGTTGGCGTCGGTGTAGCTCCGGAAGCATCCAATGTTCCCGCCGTTGGCGTCTCTGCCGTAAACGTCGCAGGCCCCGGTAGCCGCGGGCGCATTCATCCAGATCCGGTTTGCGAGGACGGTATAGGCACTCACGTTTCCGGGCGTCTCCACGTTCGCCGCCTTGATACTTCCGCTTGACTCCATGTACCCGGCTTTCACGGTTCCGGACGCGGTGAGGTTTCCCTTTCCGTCCCCGGCCAGCGTCAGATTCCCGTTGACCGTCCCGCCGCCGTTGCATCTGACGAACGTTCCCGGATGCGCGTCCACACTCGCATTGTGCGCGGTGATCGACGCATTCGCAACCGACGACGCCGATCCTGCCGCCGCCTGTGCATCGGCTTTCGCGGATTCCGCGGCAGCCTTCGCCGCTTCGGCGGCATTTTTGTTCGCAAGCGTCTGAGCGATGTAGGAATACGCCTCCGCGGCGGAATCCCCGGCGGCTTCCGCCTGCGTCGCCGCTTCGTTCGCCGCCGCCTCCGCTGCCTGCTTCTTCTGATCCGCAACCGTCACCGCTTCGGAAATGGAAGCCTGCGCCGCTTCGGAAATCGACTCGATCTTTCCCGTCTCTTCCGCTGCCGCCTCCGCCGCTTCCTGCGCCGCCTGAACGGCCGCCGCAACGGTTCCCTCCGCTCCGACCGTTTCCGCGATCAGGGCGAGAAGCTCCTCCTTCCGCGACTTCGTTGTGGCGGAAAGCACGTTGACCGATGCATTCTGCGCCTCCCCGATCTGCCCTTTGGCGTACTCGACCGCCGCGAGCGACGCCTCGTTGACACTCGCCTTGCCCGCCTCCGCCGCCGCTTTGACGCTCCCGGCCGCTTCCCACGCTTCTTTCAGCGCGTCGATCGCCGCCTCAGCGGAAGCCGAGTCTCCGGTGATCTCCGCCCAGATCGTCGCAATCGTGAGCTGCGCGGAAGAACACGCGGCGGCAGCCGACGCCGCCGTCGACGCCGAATCCAGCGCCATGTCCTTCGCTCCGAGAATCATCCGGATCACGCTCTCCGGCGATTCCCCGGACGCAACCGCCACCTTCACGCACCTCTCCACCTCCTCCCGCAGCTGCTGACACAGCATCGTCAGCTTGTCGCTCATCGCCTCCAGCACTTCCGGGTAAAACGCCGTGTTGTCCTGCAAGTCCGTCTGCTGGTCAAAGGGCGCATCGCGGAGAATCGCAACCCTCGACCCCTTCGCCGGAGCCGTCGCAAACACCACGCTCCCGCCCCCGTTCTCGTCCAAATTGACGCTGTACCCACCAGAAACCCGGCTCTCCGTGTCTCCGCTGCCGAGGTAGACCGCCACATGGGACGCCTCCAACACCGGGAAATGGAACGGAAACGTGTCCTGTCCCCCGTCACAGACGTACGGTCCCGCCTTCGCATTCGTCGCCGCTACTGTCATTTCTGTCTCCTTTTCTTGCCGTCTTCTCCGGAAAGCTCCGGAAGAAGATCCATGTTCCACCCGTCCGCGATCCTCCGCGCACGGTCGTAAATCTGAATCACCGGAAGACGGAACATCGCCCCCGCCGCCCGGCTCGCCTTGTAGAGCGCTTTCCGGTAGTCGCCGTCCCACGCCGCGCTCACCGACGACGCCGAATCCTTCACCGCGTCCGTGAGTCCGCCGAAACTCCCGTCGCCCACACTCCCTCCGGCGGACGCCGGCTGTCCCGTGATCTTCGCGGAAACCGCCCCGGCGAGAATGTCCGCCGCGTCCCGCAGAACCGGAATTCCCCCGAACGGCGAGGAGAGCGCTTCCCGGATCATCGCCCGCATCCGCCTGTCCATCATGTGCCCGTCGTCCCCGTTTCCTCCGGCGAGAAGCCCCCGCACCAGAATAGGAATGATCCATGGAATCAGCGCGTTCGCGAGAATCGCAGCTCCCACAGACGAATGCACCCCGTGCCGCATCGCCCCCGCGTTGTGCAGCAACACGTTGTACGCCGCGTTCGTCGCCGAAATGAACGGCGCAAGAAACCTCCCGAACTCCGTCAGCTGGAATGGAGAAAGATCCACCGTCCGCGCTCCGCCCTGCGTCCGTGCGACAAAGTCGTCCGCGTACGCAACCGCCTCCGCGTCGCTCATGCCGTCCGCCGTCAACCCCTTTTCGTACGCCCCGTTCCAGAGAACGGAAGCAAGCTGAACGTCCAGCATCCGCATCCCCGCATATCCCCATTTCCGCAGCGTCCGCGCCGCCTCCGACGCCTTGCCCGGACGGAACGCCCGCACGCCCTCCCGCAGGTCGATGTCCATGAAATTCGCACGGTCCCGCAGAAACGCCGACTTCGACTGCACGAACTTCGACGCCGCCGGCGGGTTCGACAGATACCGCGCGAGCGACTTCGGGTAAAAGCCCCCCAGCTCCTCCACGCCGACCGTCGCGCTTCCCATCTGCATCGCCATCGTGGAAACCGACCCCATCAGCGCCGTGGACGTCATCACCCCGCGTCCCCACGCCTCCAGCTTTTTCAGAAATCCGAGCGTCTCCTCGTGCGGCCGCGCCGCGTACTTCGCCAGATCGGAAAACGCCCGGTACGCCTCCGTGCTCTGCGTCCGACGGAACGACTCCGCAAACGCCGGATCCAGAATCACCCCCAGCGCATGACGCATCGCCATCCGGCACGCCGCGTAATACGCCGTGTTGTCGATATGCTCCGTCAGAACGCCGAGACTCAGCCGCACCGGCCCCACCGTGATCTCGTGATCGCTTCTCGCCTGAACCGACGACACCTTCCCGTGCAGAATCTCCGGCGTGCTCTTCGGCAGATACTCCTCCGCAAGACGCCCCGTCCGGTAGAGATACGAAAGCGGGTAGTACCCTCCCGCGATCTCCCGCCCGTCAACCGTGAACGGCGACGCCTCCACCAGTTTCAGTGAAAAATGGTTCTCCTCCCGGAACGTCTCCTGCGTCTTCCGCGTCAGCTCGCTTTTTCCCAGCGCGTCCCAGATGCTCTGAATCTGCTCCCAGTCTTCCGGTGAGAACCTCTCCGCAATGGTGTTCAGCTCCTCTTCGGTCCACCCGTAGCCGTCGCGCAGACGCTGCCGGTTCGTTTCCGTGCCGAGGTTCAGCGCCGCCGCAAGAAGCATCTCCTGCGTCCACGTTGTGTACCCGAACTCCGCCGCGCTTCCGGTAAACGCCGGCAGACCGTCCAGATCCCGCTGCGTCTCCGCCAGCGCCTTCAGCGCGGCGTTGATCTTCCCGTCCGCCGACTGCCGCAGCTCCATGTACCGCGAAACCGCGTTCGACATCCCCCGCACGATCCGCTCCACCGGACCCGGCTTCCCCGCCGTTCCCGTGTTGCGGTACCCGTCCGCTCTCCGCGCAATCGTCCACAGCTTCTCCGTCCAGAAACGGCCCGAACGGAGAATCGACCCCGCTTTCTCTTTCCAGCTCTTGTTCTGCAAATCCGTGTAGCGTTTCGTTCCGGACTCCATCGTGCCGATGCACTCCGCAACGTGGTCCGCAACGCCTTTCCGGAACGCCGCCTTCTCCTGCGCCACAAGATCCCGACCGCTCCCGTAAAGCCACTGCGCAAACTCCGCCACGCGCTGAAACCGCTCCAGCGTCATCTCCGGATACTCCTCCACCACGGTTCCGAGAAACTCCTCCCATTCCACGCTCCCGTCTTCCCGCGCATTCTGCTCCGCGATCAGCGCCGCCGCTTCGCCGTTGTGCTGCCCGGCCTCCCGCTCCGAAATGCCGATCCGGTGAAACAGATCCAGCAGCGCTCCCCGGTAGCGCTCCTCCACTTTCTCCTTCTTCGCATGCGACATGCGTTTCATCGCCCCGACCGCTCTGCGGACTCCCGTTCTCATCCGCGCCGCTCCCTTCGCCAGCTCGATGTTCTTCCGCAGATTCAGCGCAATCCGGAACGCCTCTTCATAGTCCTGCGTTTTCCCCGAAAGGGAATGGAGCAGATCCCGCGCCTGCTTCGCAATCGTCGCAGGAAGCGACTCGTTCAGGAGCTCTTTCAGCTTCCATTCCTCCAGCTCCGCGTTCGCCGACGCCTTGAGTTTCGCACGGGAAAGCCGCGACCCCTCCCGGTTGAGACGCACCGAAAGCTCTTCCACGATCCGGTCGATCAGCGCAATGTCCGCCTCCGTCGTCACCCCGATCATCTCCATCTGCTCCGCGTCGTCAAAATCCTTTTCCCGCTCGCGCAGATATTTCTCCACATACTCCCGCGGGTTCGGCGACTCCGCAAGAGACCTCAGCATCTCCTCCGCCGAAGCAAAGCCCGGAACCACATAATCCGCCGCGCTTGCCTGGCGGCCTTTGCGTGCCAAAAGTCCCCGCTTCCGCAGCTCCGCCGCAACTCCTTCCCCCGCAAGACTTTGAACCTCCGCCCCGTCAAGCCCGCCCGCCTGGCGGATCGCCGTCCATGCCCGGTACACCGGAATCGCAAGCAGCTCCGCGTTGGCGTCCGCCGTCCACAGCTTCCGCAGCTCGCGCATCCGCTTTTCGCGCTCCGCGAGAATCCGCTCTTTCGCGCGCTCCCGCGCCTCCAGCGCAAGCGCCCCGATGCTCGATCTATCTTCCGCCGAAAGACCCGTCAGAATCTCGCCCGCTTCCTGAATCGCTTTCAGCACTCCCGCCTCGTTCTCCACAATGTTCTCCACCGAGAGAATGGAATCGAACACGCGCCGCACGTCGTCGTTCAGCTGAACGTTCAGCGCCTTCACGGAACGGTAGATGTTCATCAGCAGACGCTTCAGCGTCCGGAATACGCCCGTCAGCTCAAGATCCGGCGCGTGTCCCTCCCGCAGATACGCCTCGAACCCCCGCGCAAAATACTCCATCCGCTCCCGGTAGTCGCCCTTGCTCCCGCTGTCCAGCCACGCGTTGAGCTTCCGGAAATCCTCTGCCATCGTCTCGTTCGCCATGCCGTTTTTCACCAGCGATTCCATCATTTTGTAAAGCCAGTGCGCGCACTCGTGCGGAAGCGTGGACCCGTCCGCCGCGCTTTTGAGCAGCGTCACCACCGCCTGATAGGATCGGTCAAAATCCTTCGCAAACGTGATCGCTCCCCGGCTTGTCCCGGCGGAGTCTTCAGACGAAGCCGGATCCGGGCGCTTCTGGAAATAAATTTCCTCAAAAAGCGGGTTGTCCGCAAATTTCCGCTTGACAAACTCCACAACCTCCTGTATGGTAAGAACGCGGTCGGAGTCCGCGGCTTGTGCCCAGGCGTCGGGGATTCGCTGCCGGCTCTCCGCGATACGGACGGAGCCCGGTAAGGTGCTGTGACGCACGGTCTTACGCACGGGACGTTCCGTTTGGCGGGCGTCGCTGAAAAGCGCGTCCGCCTTTTCTATTGTAATATTCTTGAAGTACACTCTCGTTTCCGTCTCGGAAAGAGGCTCGTCCAGCTTGATCGTCGCAATGTAAGGCTGACGGGTTTCTCCATCCACAAGATTGAGAAGCGCGGCGTAAATCCGCTGACCTTTCAGCCCGGCGTGTTTCGGCAGCCCGTCGTTCCGTTCGGTGCCCACCGGGTACGCGCTTTCAATCGCCCGGTCCAGTGCCGCAAACGCTTTCCGGTGAACACCCCGGACCTTCAGAGAGTCCCGGAGCCCCTTGCCGGTAAACAACACAAGCTGTCCGTCCGACTTGATTTCCACCTCTTTTCCGAGATACCGCTCCAGAATCATCTTCCGGAGCGCTCCGGCGTCGCGGATGTCCACCCCCAGCGCCGGAACGTCCACCATACTGGCCTCGGCGGCTTGCCCTCCGTAGCCGTCAGGCGTAGGAGGGTCCGAAACGTCCCCCTGGGCGAAGGAGGATCCATTCACCCGATTGTAGAGCGCGGCGGCAAGACGCCGGGACGCGGTAACAATCTCCCGTTCGCCTTCCGGAAGCGTCACGGACTCCGGCTTTCCTCCCCGCTCCTCCGCGCGCTTCAGCGCCTCTTCCAGTGCCTGCTTCGCAAACGCCTTCAGCTGATCCGCCGGCATACCTTCCTTGATCTTTGCTTTTACGAGGGCCTGCGCTTCCTCCTGCGCCTCATGCTCCAGCAGTTCCGGATCGGCGCCGATGTGATACCCGGTCTCCGTGAGAACTCCGGCGAATGCGCCGAAGCGTGCCGGTTCCCCCGGATTGTCCCGGATCGTCTTCGCCAGCGCAAAAATCACGTCCAGCCCCTCCTCCGGAGTACTCCGAACCCCCGAAACGCTTGTCACGGCGGCTTGCCCTCCAAAGCCCCCTTCGGGGCGACGGAGGGAGTCATCAGGCGACTTGTCCTCCGTAGCCCCTGGGGCGAAGGAGGAAGCCGGATCCGTTGCCGTCTGTTGGCGTCCGTTGAGGTCCGTTGCTTCCCCCGAAAACACCGCATTCGCATAATCATCAATGGAAGCATAGCCGAGATTGCGGATCGCCTGATCCGCCGCGAGGGAAACGCGGAAAAGATCGCGCATCGCCTCTTTCTCCACGTTCAGCATATCTTTGTTCTCCACTTCTTCCTGAAGTGTGGAGACCGCCTCCTCCAGCTCCCCGCCGAAATCCCTTTCCTCTTCTTCCGCGGGTACTTCTTCTTTCTCCACCTCAGGCGCCCGATCCGTCTGGTCCGTCTGAGCCGGACGTGTCACGGTGACTTGCCCTCCAAAGCCCCCTTCGGGGCGACGGAGGGTCCGCAAACTCAACCCCTCCAGCACCGCGTCAATATCCGCTTCGGAATTCAGATTAATATACTGAATCATCCGGTAAAACAGCTTTTCCGCCTCTTCCGCTCCCGGAATCCCGGCGGCTTTGGCGGGCTCGAAAACCGACGCCGCCTTTGCGCGGAGGTCCGTCCGGCGCTTCCGGATGCGCTCCTGATACTCCTCCAGCGCCTCGTCCGTGATCTCGCGTCCGAGAATGTCCTCCATCTTCCGCCCGGAAATTCCCGGCAGAACCGCTTTCTGCAAAAAGCTCTCCCCCGCCTCGCGGAACTTCGGATTGCCCGCTTCGGCAACCGCGAGCTTCACCCCGGAAACCGGAACCAGCCGGCCGTCTTTTCCGTACGAGGCAATCGCGTCGTCCGTCAGCCCGATCGCGTCCGCAAACTCCGGCGACGACTGACGGAACTCCTGCGCGTCCTCCGCCGAAACGAAAACCGCCGACGCTCCCGCCGTCTGCGATACAAATTCCTCCACGATCCCCGGATTCGTCGCCGTCGCCCGGATCGCCGAGAGCTTCTCCACCAACCCCCGGTGCGTGTCGATCCACCGCGCAACCCTCCTGTAATGAAGCGGCATCGCCGCCGCACGCGCCGTCCCCATCAGCGAACTCTGAAGCGCGACAACTCCCGCCGTCACCGCCTCGTCCTCCGCCGACCCGATCAGGGAATCCTGCCGGAAGTTGAGCGCGTTCAGCTCCGTGAACTCCGCAAGACGCGTCGCCCCGTAGCGGATCCAGTCACCGAGCTTCTCCTCCATGTATTCGCCGAGCACCCCGTCAATGGGATTGACCCCGTGAAGCCCTTTCCAGAACGCGCTGTACCGCACCGGGTCTTTCTCCAGGTCCCGCAGAACATGACGGAAAATCGAAGCCTTCACCCTCTTCGGCAGCAGCTTCGTCAGCACCGCCTCCGGGAAAAAGAATCCCGCCTGTTCCGTGACGTTCTCAATGTACTGATTCACCATCGCACGGGAAAACGCCTCCGCGTACGAATCGAAATCCGCCGCCGGAATCTCAATCTTCATCCCGTCGTTTCCATAATAGTAAAACGGTTCTCCGCTTCCCTCGTCGTGCGCCAGCGCCGCCCCCTTCGGCAGATACGCCGGAAGCCGTCTCGCCTCCGCTTCCCCGATCATCCGCACCGCCTGCGGAATCAGCTCCGTATACGTCTGCCGCTTTCCGAGCGCGGCAAGACCGCTGCGGAAACCGTCGATCCCCGCGTTCCGCAGAAGACCCGTCAGCGCCGGACGCAGCCCGATCCGCCCCGCCGCCGACGCCACCGTCGCCAGCCCCCCGGTTCCCATGATCTCCAGTATGAATGGAAGCGAACTCGCGACGCCCTGAACGATCTTCGCGCCGACCGTCCGCCCGCGTGCCTCGTCCGCCAGCGCCGCCAGCGCCGTGATCTTCTCCACCTTGTCCTCCAGCGACGCGTCTTTCCCGATCACCCTCAGCTCCTCCGGCGTCTTTTTGCTGAACGCCCGCGCAATGTCCAGAACCCCGAACAGATTCAGACACTGCCAATAGTCCACGGACTCGATCCCGCCTTTCAGAAGCTCTTCGGCCCTGAAGTCGCTGAAGTCCGCGCCAAGACGTTCCCCCGCCAGTTTCACATACTCCTCAATCTCTTTCGTCCCTTTGGAGTTCCAGCCCGGCTGAATCGCGTGAAGCGTGTTCAGCAGCGCGATCCGCCGCTCCAGATACGCAATTGCCGCATCCGCCCTGCGGTGCCGCTGCGACGGCGTAAGCCGCGTGTCCCCCAGCCACGAAAGATCGGACCCCGCGCCGAACCCTTCGTCTCTGGAAACCTCTTTCGCGGCGGCGACCGCCTTCTTCCACCGGTCGGCATACCACTGCTCCGCACGCTCGCGGACAACCGCCTCCGTCTCCCCCGTGATCCACTCCTGAAGCACCGGCTCCTTCACCGACTTTCCGTCGTAAAGAAACGTCCCGTCCTTCTGCCGCTCATATCCCCGGAGCGCAAGGTCGGAAAGCTGTTTCGCCGTATATCCCCGCTTCCGGATGGCATGGATCGCGCCCCCGTAACGCTGCGCAAGGTAGCTCCCCACCGCTTCCCGAATGTCCGAAGAGCTTGTCACGGCGGCTTGTCCTCCATAGTCCCCAAAAGGGACGACGGAGGAAGCCCCCGGGGCAAAGGAGGAAGCCGGATCCGCCCCCACTTCGTCCATCTTATCCGCATCGTTCCGCAGAAGCCCGGCAACGTACGGGTCGCGGCCGAGAAACCGCAGCGTCTCCGCCCGGTGTCCCTTCGCCTCGAAACGCGGCGTCAGCATCGTGTTGTCAAGCTGCTCCACCGCCCCCGGATCAATCCCCAGCTCCTCCGATTTCCGGAGCACGGAGGCAAGCTGATCCGGATTCCTGTCCTGTGTCAGCCCGACGCTGATCTGCGCCCGCATTTCCTCTTCCGTATAATCCGTCACCAGAGTCCTCCTGTTTTCATCACCCGGTACGACGGCGAACTCCATTTCCAAAGTTCCGCGTCGCGCTCCGCTTTCCGCTTCGCCTTCTCTTCCCGCGCCCGCGTGCGTGCTTCCATCTCATCTGCCTGAACGTACTCGCCGGTCTCCGGGTCCCGCACGTCTCCCGTGAACGCGGACGCCTGCGCGGTGTCGTCCAGCTCCGTAACAGACGGCGCCCCCGCCGCCGCACGGCCGATCTGTCGCAGCACGCGGTTCCACGCCCGCATCTCCTCCTCCGACGCCGTCCGCCTGTAGAATTCGGAAAGCGACATCTCCCCCGAACGCAGATCCTTGAGATTGGAGATCACCCACTCCGAGAGCGGTTTCCCGTCCCGCACCTGATTGCGCAGCATCTCGAAAAACACGCCCCGCCGCACATTCTCCGGAATCTCCTTCTCCCCCTCCGCATAGCGCAGAAGAAGCTGATTGTACTGCCGGATCAGCGCCCCGAACCGCGACTGCGCTTCCAGCCCGTTCAGCGCCTCCGGATCCGACAGCTTGCTCCCGATCAGGTCGTTCAGAAACTTGGAAACATCCGTTGACGCCCTCATGTACGGCAGTTTTCCATTCTCCGTGAGACGGATGATCTGCTCCGCCTCCTGCGGTGTGACTCCGTTCGCCGCGCAGAAATTGGCAAACGCCTGCCGCGCCTGCTGACCGCTTCCGAGCGGAACCGCTTTCCCGTCCCTGTCGTAAATACACCCGCGCGCCCAGCACGCCGCCAGATACCCCGTCCGCGACTCCTGCGCCTCTTTCGACGACCGCGCCGACGACGCTTTCAGAATCACTGGAGCCAGCTCGTTCAGAACCGACCGTCTCAGCTCCGGATCCGCCTTCGACAGCTTCTCCGGAATCGCCGCAACCGACGCCGCGTCGCCAAGCTCCCCGTTCTCCCGGAGACTCTCGATCACCGCCCGCGTATCCGCCGACAGCTTCTGTCTCGCCGTCTCCCGCGCCGCGTTGAACGCCTGACGGAACGCGTCAAGCTGTCTGCGCGCGTTCCCGCTTCCGTCGGTCGCCGTCCGCTCCTCCAGCTCCTGCAAATGCTCCAGACACTTCCCCTCCGCCGCGCTCGACAGATACGGCGAATTTCCCATCCGCTTTGCCACGAACTCCCGCGCTTCTCCCATGATCCGCGCGCCCTCGCGCTTCATCCCGATCAGCCGCTGCGCCTCTTTCCGCGTCGCCTCCGGAACATCGTGATCCGTTCCTTTGATCTGTTCCAGATACCGCTCCGCTTCGCCGATCCGCCCGTCTTTCAGGTACTGGTCGATCACGCCTCCGTGCAGACTCCCGCAGATGTTTCTCCATCCCGCTTCATACGTCTCCGCCTGAAGCCGCATCTGGCTTGCCACGGCGGCTCGCTTGCTTGTCACGGCGGAGTCGTCAGACGAAGCCGGATCCGAAACGTCCGGATTCTCCAAATCCTTCATCTTGACCACGCAACCCTGCGTGAGGCGGATATTGTCCTCCCACGCGTTCCGGATCGTCTCGATCGCCGAGGGATCCAGCGTCGCGCGGAACCGTTCCCCCTCGGATTTGATGAGCGCGCCGTTCGCCTGAATCCGCGCGCCCCGGACTTCGTTCCGCTCCCAGCCCGCCACGCGGTTCACAACCCCGTTCCGGCGCTGCCCCATCGCCTCCGAAAACCGCCGCGCGTTCTTCCCGCCCAGCACATTGGCGTACTTCTCCATGACCTCCCGGTAAATCGCATCCGTCCGGTCAAGACTCCCCGACGCTCCGAACCCGTTCTGCGAAAACACCTCCTCGTTCATCCGCTTGTCCGCCTCCGCGATCGCCGAGTTCAGCGTCTCGCGGTAACTCAACTCCTCCTCTTCGCGGCGGAGCGCCATCAGCTCTCCCGTGAACCGCAGCCCCGCGTCGCCCGCTCTGCCGAGTCCGTCCGCAAGCGCGCCGAGCCCGCTGCCCGGCATCCGGACGGGATGATCCGTCCGCCGTGCGTTCCGCGGCTGCCCGATCAATGATGGAAGTACCGAATTCAATCCCATATCCACCTCTCTTAAAAAAAATTTCACCATTACCCAGCTTGCTTGTCCTCCATAGTCCCGAAGGGGACGACGGAGGACTCACTTGAAAAGTTTCACCGCACCCATGGCGGAGTCCGCGCCCTTGAACAGCGTCCCGATGCTCCCGGAAAGCAGCGAGCCCTTCTTCTGCCGCCCGTACTCCTTCGCCTGCGCCCGGTAGTTCGCCGCCTGATTCGCGGAACTCACCGCCTGAACGCGCGACTGCCATGCGCGCGACTCAATATCGTAATTCAAATTCCGCATATCAAGGTCATAGGCATCCGCAATGTCCGCCTCGTAATCGTTCGGCGTCCCGGAACCGAGCACCACGTTCCCCGCCGCGTATTGAGCCCGGCCCGTCCCCTTCGTCTGCATCATCTTGTTGAACACCGACAGCCGTTCCTGATTGCCTTGCAGTTTAATCGCTTCCGCATGTCGCGCGGCGGTCCTCGCATTCTCCGCCTCGACCTCCGCCATGTATTCCGCCTGCGCTTTCTGCACCGACGCCTGCTGCACCCCGGAAACCGTCCCGACCACGCCGCCCGCAATCGAACCCGCCACCGAAAGCTCCGTCGCCGCCATCGCCGCAAAACCGAGCACCGTCGCCGCCGACAGACCGGACGCGGTTGCCGTTGCCGCCGTCGCTCCCGCTGTTGCAGCCGTCGCCGCCGCGATAGACGCCGCACCCGCGGCCCCCGCCGTCGCTCCCGCAACGGACCCGGCGACTCCCGCCGCCACAGACCCCGCCGTCGCCGCTCCCGCCGCAACCGTCGCCGTCGTCGCCCCCATGAGAGAAAGCCCCAGCGTCGTCGCCAGCGTCGTTCCCAGAGAGAGCGAAAGAGAAAGTACACACATGTCAAACCCCCTTCTTCCGGATGGAAATCTTTACAAACAGCTCCCCATGCGCTCCGTACGGAACCGGTTCGGAGAGCGTGAAACCGAGACGCTTCAGCCAGCGGTGCGCCGCGTCGTACCGGGCGTCGCACCAGTTTTCCAGAACAGGAAAAAACTCCAGCAGCTCCCGGATCTTCTCCCGGCCGTGAAGTAGCATCGCGCGTGGATGCGCCGTCAGCAGATCCGTTCCGAGCGCCCACACCATCCCGGACTCCGCAAACACCGGCGCCCCCGCTCCGAACATCATTGCCGGAACTCCGTCGATCAATCCCGTAAACGCCACGTCCGAAGACGCCAGCGACGCCTCCAGCGCCGCCCGTGCCGAGCGGTACCCCAGCGCCCGCACCTCGCGCACATCCGCCTCCCGAAGCCGGCTTGCCAGAAACTCCACATCCTCCGCCTCCGCCGGTCGAAACGCCACACGGGTTCGGTGTCCGTTGTCGTCCGTTGTCGTCCGTTGTCGTCCGTTGCCTCCCATAGAGCTCACCCGATCCCAATCTGCGTTAAAACCGAAAGCACCGTCGCCGGCAGCGGCGCCGTGTGACGGAACACCACGCTCGCCTCTTCCCGGTGCAAGCCCGGAAGCGCCGCCTGAATCGTCCCCGAAAACAGCACCGGAGGCGCGTTCCAGCGCTCCGGAAGCGGAAACTTCAACGGCAGAAGCATCTCCTCCGACGGTCCGATCTCCAGCGACGACGTCTCCCGCACCGTCACCGCCGCCCGCACCACCGTCCGCTTCTCCCCGGTCAACGGACCCTCCTGCGATTTGATCTCCGGGTCAAGCGTCTCCGCCAGAAGCGCATACGGCAGCCCGACCCGCACCACCGACGCCTCAAACGGAAGATCGACCGATCCGTCTTCCGCCACCGTAAGATTCTGAACCGCCGATCCGTCCGCCAGCGCCGAAACCATCCGCCCCGTCAGATGCGAAAGCCCCGTCACATGCTGAATCGGAGTTCCCCGGTACTCCAATCCGCAGTCCACAAAAAACGACTCCTCCACCGGGTCCCCGTAACTCCGCCGCACCTGATATTCCAGAAAATAACTCCCGTTCCGCCGCACCACAAAATAGACATTGTCCTCGCTTCCCTCCCGGATCGACGCCACCGACCGGAACTCCCCGCCGGAACTCTCGTGTTCCGACCACGCCCAGATCTCCTGTTCGCGCAGATAGGTGAGCGAAAGCAGTTTCCCGCTCTCCAGAACCGTCCACACCGCCGAATACGGATTCTTCTGATACGCCCAGTCCCGGATGGGACTCGTCATCAGATGCTCCGCGAGAATGGTGACGTCGTTTCCCACATATCCGTCCTCGGAAAGCTGGTAGTACAGATCGCGCACCGCCAGCCCCGAATTCTCCACCAGCAGCACGTTGTTTCCCGTCACCACCGGTGGAACGGCGCTGCATCCCCAGTAACTCTGGAGATCGAACCGCAGACTCGTCGGCGTGACCGCGTCCGAATTCGCTCCCGCCGACACCTTGAATTCCGCGCCGCCCGTGAGCATCAGAAGGTCTTTCAGCGGAACGAAATGCCGGATCTCGTTCATCTGCCGCGAATCCACCGTCGCCGTAATCGCCGAATCGTCCCGCAGCGGATGCGCAACCGCCATCGAATCAAACGCCCCCGTTTCCGAAAACCACACCGTCTGAGGCTCGTCGTCGGAGCGCCCGAACACCAGTCGCTGCTGATAGAGCCCCACCGCTCCCGGATAGCTCCCGATCGTCTCCAGCGGCGCTCCTTTCTCATAAACCGTATCGCCCGACGGCAGAAACCGCATCCGCGACTCCAGCGGCTGCCCCGCAACCGCCGACTCCATCAGCGCTTTCGTCAACTGGAACTTCATGGTTGTGTTTGTGTCGTCGCCGTCATCTTCCGCTTCGCAATACTTCCATTGACTTGTCACGGCGGAGTCGCCAGACGAAGCCGGATCTGCCGTATGCACAGGACTTGTTGTCGACACCCGCCGGAAATAGACCCGGTACTTCGCCGCGTCTTCGTACTTCTCCCATTCCACTTTAATCTTTGCGGAGCTGTTCCACGCCGCCGTGAACTTGACGCTCACCGTCTCCACGTCCGACATCTCCGTTTCCGTCAGCTCCCCGGATCCCGTCAGCGCCGAAACCGCAATCTCGTACACGTTCGCATACTTCCCCGAAAACGAGGACTGCGCCACCTTTTTAATCACGACGGCTCCGGACTCCGCCGCCACGGAAACGGACTCCCATTCGCCGCTTCCCTCCTGAAAATAAACCCGGTAATCCGCCCCCGGAATCTTCTCCCATTCCAGTGTCAGCGCTTCGCGCGGCCCGGCAGCGGAAATCTCTGCCGACGGCAGCGACTCCACGCCCGCCGAATTGACCGACGCCACCCGGATCTTCACCGTACTCGCTTGACCGCTCGCCGGCTCGCCACGGCGAAGTACCTGGACAGAGCCGGGGACGGAAAGCGGGTTGAACGGGTCCCGGTTCTCCTTCGGGCCCTTGGAATCGTCGCCCTCGATGTTGTCGTCCGTGAATTCCGTCCGGTCCGCCGAGCCGAGACGCACCCAGTATCCCCTCGTGTTCCGGTACACTTCGTAACGCACCGCGCCGGGCACGCGATCCCATTTCAGTTTCACCCGCGCCCCCTGCGGCCAGGTGGAAAGAACGTCCGCATCAGCAATCTCCGAAGGCTCCGACTCCTGTTCCTGCGCGTTCACCGCCGACACCCGGTATTCCGCTTTCGTCTCTTTGTAAGTGTTCGTGCTGTCCTTGAAATCGGACGCCTCCGCTGTCAGGTTCTGCGGCGGGTCGATCTCCGGGCGGAATTCCAATGCCTTGAACTCCCAGATGTGGTGATCCCGACGCACCAGCGTGCGCGGCGGATGCTCCGGATGCGCAAGAAACATCGTGTCCGCCGACTGCGCATACGTCAACTTCCATACCTCCGCAAGCGAATACGGTGTTTCCACCTCCAGAACCGTTTCCGTTCCGGGAACAGCGACGAGCCCGCCGTTCATGCAGACTCTCATCTTATGGTCCAGGAACACCAGCACATACGCCTGTTCCACGCTGTAGACGAACGGGATCAGCCGCGCATCGCCGGGAAGCCCGTCGATCAGACGCGTCCCCGGCCGTTTTGTCAGCCCTCCGTGCGGAAGCACCACCCCGTTCACAATCCGTTTGCACCCCGCCGCGTACTTCTGCAAGTCCACGCGCGTATACGCCGCCGGAGAGACCGCTCCCGTCGTAAAACTGTTCTGATATTTCCGCACAAGCGCCATCTCAAAACCTCGCTTCCAGATAAGGATTTCCGCTCCGCGGCTCCCTCTCCTCCCACGCGGACTCCGTTGCCGCCCGGTTGATGAGCGTCTGGTACGCGTTGGAGTACGACGCCATCAGCTCCGCCGATCCCTTCACCGGCATCGCAAGTTCGGACGCCAGTTTGTAGGTGAGCGCCTCGATGAACTTCGCGTCGAATTCGTTCTCGTCCGTCACGTCGCGCAGATACTCCAGCACCACCTTCGGTTCGTGCGCAAGAAGTTTTCCGCCCCGGAGCGTAAACGGCAGATTCCGCCCGAAATCGCCGCAAGTCCGCGACCGGACTTGTCCCGGCGGAGTCGCCAGACGACTTGTCCTCCGTAGCCCCTGGGGCGAAGGGGGAAGCCGGATCACCCGCAGACAATCCGCCGGCAGCGCAAAGGCAAAGGGGAAATCGCCTGCCTGCGTATCCGCATACCGCGCAAGCTCCGCCGTCGCAACTGCGAAGTTCCAGTTGTAATCGCGCAGCGTCGACCGACGCGCCGAATCGTAAACGAGCCGTGCGCTGTTGGCGGGAACGCTTCCCTCTTCAAACGACTGAATCGGGCTCTCCCCCAGCCGCGCAAGCGCGATGTTGATGATTTCCACCTTCCCCGTCATTGCTGCGCCTTTGTTTCGTCCGACACGTCGGACTCGTCTGACGAGTCAGACGAATCGCCTTTCTCTACCGCTTGCCCCGGCGTAGCCTCCCGGCAAAGCCGGGCCCAGGACGGTTTCTTTCCATTATGGGTAAACGTCTCCCCTGCAAACACATAATGCCCGCCGATGTACCCGTCCCGCAATGCTCTGTACTTCATTCATTCCTCCTTGCTTGTCCTCCATAGCCGTCAGGCGAAGGAGGATCCGAAATGTCCCCCCGGCTTTGCCTGCGGCAAGCCGGGGAACGCTGAATTACAGCTCCTTCGTCAGAAACGCCGTAACGGTTCCGCCCGTGAAGGTCCCGACCGCGACGTACTGCATCCGCAGATACCGCTTCGCGCCCTTCGGAACGCGGACGTCAAACGGGATCGCTCCCGACTTGAGATCCGCAACCGCAACCGCGCCCGTCATCAGAAGATCCGTCCAGGTGGAATTATCCCCGCTGGTCTGGAGCTTGAACTGAAGACTGGTTCCGCCCGCAAAGGCCGTTCCGACCACCGCTTTCACGGTCAGTTCCTGCCCGATGGCGTCGCCGCCCTCCTGAAGATCAAGCACTTTTGCCGATGCCGCCGTAGCGGTCACCGCCTGCTTTTCACTGAAAATCAGATCCGCATCCAAAATCATAATCTCTCTCCTTATCCTGTTATGCCCCGACCGCGGCTTCCGTGTCGAGAAGCGTTTCCTGTTCGCGCAGCGGAATGCCGCGGAACGTGATGCACTTCCGGCCGAACACCGTTTCATAGTTCAGCATGAGGTTCGACTTGCTCTGCACCTGAAGATCCAGCGCGGTCAGCACCTCCTTGCGGCAGTAGATCGCCGTGCGTCCCGATGCCGAATTCTGCGGAAGCGCATACGTCGCCTTCGTCAGAAGCTCGCACAGATTCGGCGCGGAGGACATCGCCCCCTTGAGCTTCGCCATCGACACGTTCGCGATACGCACCGCGCACCGCCAGTCGCGCAGCACAAGCCCGTTGTCCCATTTGTAATGAGTCCGGTGCGCCTGGAACTGGCGCCCTTCCGCGTCCTTCACGGTGTGCACGCCGAGATAGTTCTCGGTGAGCCCCGCCTTCGATCCCTGCGGGTAGATCCCGTGAACTCCCCGGTCGCCCCACCGGATCAGCCAGATCGACGTGTTGTCCGATCCCGTTCCGCCCGCGTCCAGAATGTTCCCGTGCGCGGCAACTTCGGAATCAAGATCGTTGTAGTAGTTGACGAGCCCGACCGGTTCCTTCGGGTCGGAAGGATCCCCGTAGAAGATCACGCGTGCGAGCTCCTGCCCGAAGCCCTCAATGAACGCCGCGTTTTCGGAAGCGAGGTAATCCGCCGCCCCCTGCTGCCCGCCGTTGCGCTTCGCGAGCGAAACCTGGTCCTCGTCCACTTCGGAGTAGACTTCCAGCATTCCGCAGCCCGCCTTGATCTGCTTGGTCGTGCTCTTCGCCAGCGGAACGCCGCTGTTCAGCATGCGCCACGCAGGCTTCGGGATTCCCGTCCGCACCGTTGTAATGTGCGTAACCCCGCTGTTGCACTCGATCCACGGAATGTCGTCAATGATCGGGTTCGTCTTGTTCAAAATCTCCACAATCTCGGAGACGCTCCTGTCGCCGCTTCTGCGCGCGACGTCCATCAGTGTCGGATAATTCGCCGGCATACTTTCATTCCCTTTCTGTTATTTGACGGGGAAGCGCCGGAGGTTCACGTTTTCCTCCGCGCTCCCGCCGTTCTGATTGTCGAAGGTGTCCTCCGCCACGAGCCGCCCCGCCCGGACAAAGATGTCGAACACCGCCGGGTGATCGCTCATCCAGCTGTCATTGAACAGCTCCGCGCCCTCCGGAGTCCGGACGAGCGCCTTCATTCCCTTTCTGGCAAGCGCGAGATCCGCCTCGAAGTTCGGACGCGCCCGGAGGGAGCTTCTCCACTCCTTCCGCTTCGCCGCGAGTTCGTTCAGCATCGCCTCCCGACCCGCGAGATCGCGTTCCGTCGCGTAGTCGACGAGCTTCTGCGCGCTCTCCTGCGAGAGATTCAGCTCCCGGAAAAGCCCGGTCACTTTCTCCTTCGTCTCTCCCTCCAGCACAAAGCCCTCCGGCATCCGGAACTCCCCGTACTGCTTTGGGGCTTCCTGAATACCTTGCTCTTCGCCGCCGCTTGTCACGGCGGCTTGTCCTCCATAGTCCCCAAAAGGGACGACGGGGGAAGCCGGATCGGGCACCAGAATCGCGGTGTCCTGCTCCCCGTTCTGACCTGTCTGACCTGTCTGACCTGTCTGACTCGTCAGAATCGCTTCGCCTGCTTGCCCTCCGCTTGTCACGGCGGAGCCGCCAGGCGTAGCCGGATCCGCCGTCGCAGTGTTATCTACCGCGGTTGCCGGGCTTGTCACGGCGGAGCCGCCAGGCGCAGCCGGATTTGCTTCATTTTCCATTCAACATCCTCCTTATGAATTGTTCTTCGTGCTGTTCGTTCTGTCGTTCCAGTTCCGCCTTCATCCGCTGAAACAGCTGTTCATATTCGGATTCCGCGCGGAAAACCTGCTCCATGTCCACGCTCTTCAGCTCCGCAAGAAGCTGTTTCCCGATCCGCTGGCGCTCCAGAAGCGTATACGCCGCCGCGTTGTGCGCGTAGTCCTGATCGAACACTCCGCACCTCCGGACGACCGCGTCCCACAGGAAAATCCGCAGATCGCTGTCGCTCAGCATCTTCCGGATTGCGCGGTCCAGCGCCTCCTGAATCAGATCCCTCAAAACACCGGCCCTCCCATTCCGCCCTCGAAGAGCCGTTTGAGATTCGCCGGGTTCACATCGTTCATCACCGCCGCCGAGTTCGCAAGCTGTTCCCCGACCGCCGCGCCCTGCGCGAGCTCCTCTTTCTGCTGCTCCGCCTGCACCCGTTCTCCGTACTCCTTCTCGCCGCGGAAGCACTCCGCCCGCACGCCGAGCGCGCGCCCGTACACCTCGAACGTCTTGTACGGATCCAGCGCGTGCCGAACCTCCGGATACACCGCAACCAGATTCGCCAGGAACTGCACCGACTGCTCGATCCGGCTGATCCCCACCGCCTTCTGCGCCTGCGACAGAATCGAAACGTACTCGATCTGCGTCGGCTCGTTCTCCAGTTCCTCCGGCGGAGGCGGAATCAGGTCCTCTTCCACCGCAAGCGAAAACGCGCGGTCGATCAGCGGGTCCAGAAGCTCGTAGTGAATCCGTTCCAGTACCGGACCCAGCATCAGCAGCTTTTCCTCGTGCCGCTCCGCAACCTCGCGCGCCGTCATCTGCGGATTGTCATTCATCAGAAGCGCAAGAAAGAGGCTGTTGTACAGCCCCTCCTTGATGTCCTCCTGCACCGACTGGATTTTCAGCTGGAGCTGCTGGAGGTTGATCGCCGACGCGTACAGCGGCGCCACCGCGTTCTCCCCCATCGTCTCCACCGGGTTCAGACCGCCCGGACGCGTGTCCAGTCCCCGGCGCTCCATCGAAGCCGGAATCCGCATCGGCGGGTCCACCATCTTTGCGATCCCCTTGAGACCGTCCACTTCCATTGACTGAAGCATCTTCACGTCGCCCATGATGTCGCGCGTCGGCGCCCACCCGTATACATCCGTGTCGATCACGTCCCAGCGCGGCGTCATGACCGGAAAGGAGCGGTAGCCGGCGACACGGAGGAAGCCGTCGGCGTCATGCCCCTTTCCGGTAAAATGCACACTTACAACGGGAAGCCCCTCCTTCGCCCGGAGCCCGTAGTCGCCCGGATGCTTCAGAACCGCGTTCACCGTTTCAAAACGTTCTTCCATCTTTTTACTGTCATACGCCTGCCGGATCTCGTTCGGCAGCTGTTCGTACCCGTACTTCTGCACCATCTGACGCGCCGTCAGCCACTCCACATAAAAGAACGCGTCCACATCGTTCCACTGGTCAGTGGAGAGATAGTAGCTCCCCACCGTGAACGGGCGGCAGAACAGCGTTTTCGACGGATGCGCCATCACCGCCACCGCCCCGTTTCCGAATCCTGCCATTTCGTAGTAGGTGTGCAAAAGCGCCGAATAGATGTTGCTCCTCCGGAAGACTCCCTCCAGCACATCCTGCACCTTGTCGTACCACTCCCGGACCGGCTTGTAGCGGTTCAGGTCCGGATCCGGATGCGTCAGCAGAAACCACTGCCGCGCCTTGCTCGTCAGCCCCGACTGGATCCCCGACGCGAGAATCCCCAGCGCGCGCGACGCGACGCCGTTGATCCGCTTTCTGTCGTTGCGCGCTCCGTCGTTCACCTCGCTCCCGCTTGAAGACGACAGAAAGCGTCCGCGCTGCGGCGCGATGAACTCCTTCACCTCGCGCCAGTACGGCTCCCACGTCTGCCGGTCGTGCTTGAGCTGGCTGTAGTGCTGCCTCACTTTGGAAAGCGGCTTGTCATGGCGCATGGCGTTATTCTCCTCCGAGCGTCTTCTTTTTCGTTTCCGCCGTTTCCGCTGTCACGGTTCCCTTCGTCGCATTGGTCCCCGAAACGCCGTACTTCCCGGCGGCGGCGTTCTTCGCCCCGCTCCGCGCCCGTTCCACTTCGGACGCCGTCCGCTTCACCGTCTCCGGTTCCGGAGGCGTCGGTGTCGCCTTTGGTGTCGATGCTCCCATTTTCTTTCTCCTATCGGTTGAAACTGAATTCAAACTCATCATTTGTCCGCCGCGCCGCGACGCACGAGGAACCGGAGGAAGAAAACTCCCGCCGCGCCATCACCGGCTCCGCAAACGTCAGCGCCAGCGCGTCGGCACGGTCGGGCGAAAAACCCGCCCGCTCCCGGATCGTCTCCTTGCTCTCCAGCTTCAGGCGTGACATTCCGTCGTAGGTGTACGTCACCGCCGCAAGCTCCTTCGTCAATTCGTAGTCGTTCGGGATCGCGCCGCCCTGCTGGAGCCACTTGCGGATCCCGTCCCACATCTCGGAACGGCGGTTCGCGTAGCCGTTCGGCGCGTGGTCGATCGCCTGTCCGCCGAACGGCACCTCGATAATGGCGGACGGCGACGCCAGCTGACGCAGACGGTCGATCACTCCCTCGCCGCGTCCCGCGTCGATAAACACCGCGTCCGGACTCTCTTCGCAGATCCGGCGGTGAAGACGCGACGCAAACGCCATATTGTCGATCCCGACAATCCGCTCCGCCGGAAACGCCGCGAGCCCGCGCCGCGGCTGAATCACGCACGCGTCCCCGCCGAACCGCGCCACGTCCACCCCGAAAATCAGCGGGGAAAGACAGTAGTCCGTCTCCGGGATGTGCTTCCCCCGCGCCTTGTAGATCAAATCCAGCGTGATGAGCGTGTTGTCGCACGACGCGTTGAAGTCGCACTCGAACTCCTGACGGTACTGCGCGTCGGTCAGATCCCGCCGCGCGTTCTCCAGTTCCTCGTCGTCGATCCACGGCAGAGTATTCACCGTGTCGGACGCGCGGAACACGAGCGCCGACCATCCTTTTTCCCCGCTCGATCCGCGGTTGTAGAGCTCGAAAAACAGATTCATCCCCTTCGGCGTGCCGATGAAGAGGCAGCGTCCCTTGCGGTCCGCAAGCGCCGGACGCACGATTTCTCCCCATACAAAGGGTTTCATGTCGGCAACTTCGTCCATCACGACATAATCGAAATAAAGCCCGCGCAAGGCGTCCGCGTTGTCCGCTCCGTAAAGCGTGATCCGCGCCCCGTTCGGGAACGAGACGGCGAGCTCCGTTTCGTTGTACGCCACGCCCGGAATGGAGCCCGTGAACCGCTTGAAATAGTCCCACGCAATATCCTTCGCCTGCTTGCGGTACGGCGCGATGTAGCCGCCGCGGAAGTCGTTCCGCCCGGTCGCAAGCGCCGCGAGAATCAACTCCATCACTGCAAAAACTGTCTTTCCCCACCGCCGGTGGCAGACGAGCACGGAGAAGCGCGTCATCTTTTTGCGCGCCTCGCACTGGAAGACGTGAGGCTCGAACGGGATTTTCACCAGTTTTACGCTCATTTCACCGTCACCTCCGGACTCGTTTTATAGGGATCTCCGATCACGATGTTGACCTGTGTTCCGCCGCTTCCCTTTCGGTCGGGATAATAGCCCTGAAGCTCCGCGATCTCCTTTGCGATTTCGCGCCTGTCGCGGATTCCCGTCGCGATGTCGCGCAGGTCCTGCGTCAGATAGAACAGAATCTCGTCTTTGAGCGCGACCGGCCCCTTGCACAAGCCCCGTTCCGCCGCCGCCTGAATGATCCGGATGAACGCCGGATTCCGCGCGAGCGCCATTCCGGCCGAGTAGGAAATTCCCATGTTTTCGCACGCCGCCCAGTGCTGCCCGTGGCAGAGAATCCACTCCTCCAGGTACGCCAGATGGTCCTCCGAGAAGCACAGACTCTGAGCCGCGCGGAGGAGCTGTTCGTCGTCGCGGAACGGGTCCGCGAGCAGGTTCAGAAAATCGCTCTCCGGACGTGTCAAAGACACCCCCACGCGTTCGATTCCGCAATTTTGGCCCCCCGCCGCTTCGATCCTGTTTTCCATCCCCTTGTCCCCGTTCTCGTGTGTGTGTGTCACCGTCCGCCGCGCCCGTGCAGAATCCGCACAATTCCGCGCCTGTTCGGGCTCTGAGAGTCGCACAAAATCCGCACAAACCGCGTATTCCGCGCCTGTTTGTGCGTGTGCGCTTCCGGTTGCAAGCCCGCCGCCCTGATGTTTTGCGCGTGAAGTAATATAGACGATAATTGTTTTTAAGTCGTGTTGTCTTTGGTATAATAATCTTTATAGTCTTACAATTCTTCCGTTTTTTGCTGAAATAAATATTCTTATTTGAAATAAATATCGCTTGACATTCTAATATTTTGTGCAATAAGTAAAGACATGGCAAGCAACAAAACCTAAAACAAAAAACAACGGAGGTTAAAAATGAAACTGGAAAGAATCACACGCTACACCCTGTACGTCGGGCTGAATGACAAGGATGTAAAAGTTCAGCTAGTCCCGGCTGAACTGGCGGAAGAGATTGTAATGGCAATCGTCGGCGATTGCAGCATCGAACGAATCCGCGGGTGTTACTCCCATGAAGACGGAACCCGCGTATTTGAGAATACGCTGAAGGTCTCTATTCTGTTCCGTTCGGAGCCGGAAATCGAACAATACATCGCCGCAATCAAGCAGCAACTCAACCAGGAATCAGTCGCCGTATGCCGTGAAATTACAGAATCGGCTCTGGCATAACAAACAGCAAACCGCCCGGCGGAAAAGCCGCCGGGTTCAAAAACAGGAGAAAATCACTATGAACAGTGAAAATGAGTTCAGCTTGAACGGGAAACGGTACGTTGCCGTGGTCATGGACCCTGACGACGCATGCACGGGATGTGTTTTCGACGCTTGGGATAGCATAGAGTGCCCATTTAGACCCAGCTGTCGGTGCACCATAAGAAGAGACGGAAGAGACATAATCTGGGTTGAAGCCCCGGAAGTTAAAGAAGAGGAAAAGAGAAAATGAACAACGAAACAATAGCATACATGGAAAGCCTGCTTTCCTCACTTCAGACGGGGCTTTCCAACATGAAAGCCGGAAGCACAACGGAAGCCGGCTACATGCTGGAGAAAATTAACGCAATGCAGCGCATTCTCCAGCCGGAATCAGGGATTACGAATACGTTGCGCCGCCTTATCTGGACGCATGAGTGCGCCGTCCGGGAGTACGCATATGCAAGAGGGCTGCACAATCGGCCGCGACTTGAAAGACGCGTACACCATTGTTTCCGGCTATTGCTTCCATGACTATTAAACGTCGAAAAACAGGAGAATCACCATGAGCAGAAGTGTCAACTTTCAGTCCGGGGCGGAAATCGTTGAGTACGCCTATGTCGATGAGTCCGAGTATCTGGAAGACGTTTGCGAAAATCTGGAAATCGCGTTGCAGAATGCGTTCCCGTCTTTCGATCGCGTACCCGCATGGAACCGGACGGTAACCCGTGCCCAGGAGCGCGCATGGAGCCACGCCGAACGTGAAAACTGGCCGATACTGGCCAATGGAAACTGTGTCGTCTACATGTCGGAATACATGGGGTTCGTGTCCCTGTCATTCTGCCCGGAAGACGACTATCAGGACAACTGGCCCCGCGATTTACGGGGAATCCAGAGACACTGGATCCGGAGCGCGGAAAAGCGGATCCGCGCCGCAATCGCAAGCGTCGCGACCCGTGTGGTATTCGTGGACAGATTCTCCAATGGCGAGGCTCTGTTCTGCCGGGCGTAAATCGTCGAAACAGGGCGTTTGCCCTGTCTTCCGGATCGGCATTCCGGAACTGATGAGACTGCCAAAAATACAAACAGAAGGAACTTTTTTATGGATCATTACGCCGAACAGGCACGGCAGTTCTGCCTCGCCACCAAAACCTATATTGGTGTCGTTCGGTCCGGAGTTGTCGACCGCTTTCCCGGTGAAAACAAGCGAACGGGCTGCCGTTTTAAGTATGATGTAACATTCAAACGGAACGGGAAACGCTACGAAACCGTATTTTATGACAGCATCGCAAACTCTAATGCGAATCGCTACCCGACAACTTACAGCCTCCTGGCGTGCCTCCAAAAATACGACCCGGGCAGATTCTGGGACTTCATCCGCGAATTCGGCTTTGAAATCTCGTCGGAAGAATCTTTCCGCCACGCAAGAACCGTTTACAAAAGTTGCGTGCGCGAATACCGCGCCGTGAAAGAGTTATTTGGCGACGTGATGGAACGCCTTCAGGAGTTCAACTGACAAAAGAAAGGATTTTTTACCATGAAAGAAACATTTTCCACTTTTCTTCCCAGTTTCCCCGGATTTTACGAATCCCCGCTCTTTAACAGCGACATGGACAGCGAATATCGCCGGCTATTGGTGGACGCGGTATGTGATGAGGCTGTTACGAGTTTCCCCGTGCGTCTGCTGCACCACTTTTTTGCGTGCAACCGGCTTGTCGGAATCCCCGTTGAGCCGGAACTGGACTTTTCCCGGTTCGCAAAAGACACCGCAGAAGCCTATTGTGCCGAAATCGCCCGCCGGCTGAATGAAATCGGATTCGATGAAACTTTTATCGAATTTGAGAAAATTGTGAGTCCGAAGTTCTACAACTTCACAACGGACTCCGTGAATTGCAGAATCACGTTTGACGCCGGCCGGGCTATTGAATACTGCCGAAACCACATGGACGCGTTCCGCGAATATCTGGTCAAAAATTACGAGTCCCGCAGCGGCTTCATCTCGTCTTATTCCTGTGATCCGTCCGAATGGCTGGACCGGGAAAACTGGGGCCACCACGAGCCCGGTTCCATTCTTCAATTCATCCTGCAAAACGAAACGCCGGAGATTGAAATCCGCGCATCCGAGCGCGTTCTGGAACAGGTCTGCCTGATGGATTACTACCGGATGCCGGAAGCGTTTGACGCGTTTCTGGAATCCCCGGAAGCAAAGAAAATCGCCGGGGAATATCACCGGCTGATGAAGCAGGGTGACGACTATCTGGAGGCGATGGGCGGCACCGCGGAATACCGGAAAATCGTCAAGGACGCAAAAGAAAAAGTCCTGGACGAACTGGTCGGCGATATGGAAAACGCCATGGAAAAAGCAGCGGGGCTTGCATAATCCGCAAACCCCGGTTACATTAACCCCGAATTTAGGAGGAACACACCATGATACCGAAAATGCTTAAAGAGATGGAACGCAGGGCAAAAGAGCTGCTGGACAACAGGGAAAAACTGGCAGTCGTCAAAGCCGACGAAACCGCGAGAAACAAGCTGATCGCCTACTACGAAAAAGAAATCGTGGAGGCGGAAGGATTCGCGGAAGAAATCCACCAGGAGTACATCCGAATGCAGAACGTGCCCCCGGACAACCGGAACAACCGCTATCCGAACGTCATGCAGGAAATCAGCGGCGACTACGTCTATGTCAAAGATCACTTCATAGGAGTCCTGAAAAATGTCCTCGAAGCGTTACGTTCCTGAGCAGATGCCGCTGCGGGAGCAGCTGAGACTGGCCCTGGGGGCGCTTCTCGCTCCCATCATTATCGCCATCGGCACCGTCATCTATATTCTCCAAACGCTCGTAGACAAGACGAAACGCTGATCCCCGCTTTCCGGGGAAAGTCCCGGTCCCTGAAACGCCGGGAAAGCCCCTTTGCAAGCCCGCTGAGGGGCTTTAAGCCGCAAACCCATATCTTTTATCATCCCGGAGTATTGCACCCCGTCAGAGGGCTTGCAATACCCCTTAAAAACGATTACATTCAAAAAACAGGATCCTCCAATGAAATACGCCGTAAAAATGATTATCGACCGGAAAACCGGAAACGTCCGCCAGGTCGCGAAGGGCCGCGCGCCGGACGGAACAGAGTCCCACCGTAAATACCTCGCTCCCATCATTATCGCCATCGGCACCGTCATCTATATTCTCCAAACGCTCG